CCGCCGTCATGTCCGGGATCGCCAAGGGAACGATATTCGAGTGGCAAAAGAAGCACCCCAAGTTCTATGAGGCCGTTGAAAAAGCCATCACGGAATTTAAGCTGATGAACCTGAAAGTTATCCAGCAGGCGGCCAAGCCAAAAACGTTCGGCGGCGGCGGGAGCTGGCAAGCGTCGGCGTGGATGCTGGAACGGAAGTTTCAAAACGAATACTACGTCCGCCAGCGGCTTGAGCATGGGTTCGACGAACGGATGCTTCAGGAAATATCCTCAAAGATCATCGCCATCGTTCACCGGGTCGCACCGGACATTTGCCCGGGGTGCAAGACCCACCTGAATATCTCACCAAAGATCGCCGAAGAACTCGTCGCCCTCTCTGGTATCTTGGTGAAATGAGAGACTACCAAGAGCAACACACCGAGATCGACGCCAAGTTCCAGAAACGAATTTTTGAAAATCTGATCGCCGGATTCAAAGCCCGGTCGATTGACCTGACCGCCTTCATCCCCGAAGCGTGGAACATCATCGAGCCCGCCACCAACTTCATGCCCAACTGGCACATTGACTGCATCGCCGAACACCTCCAAGCCGTGACCAACGGCGAGATACGAAACCTCGTGATCAATATGCCGCCCCGGAACGGCAAGAGCAATCTTGTGTCCAAGCTCTGGCCCGCATGGTCGTGGACAAAGCGGCCCGGCCTCCGCTGGATTTTTATTTCCTACTCACAGCAACTCGCCGAGGCGTTCTCGAAGGATCGCCGGGACATTGTCGAATCGGATTGGTACGGCGAGAACTGGGGCAACGTCGTCAAGCTCATGCCCGACCAGAACCAGAAGCGTGAATTTATGAACACCGCCCGGGGCACGATGATGGCCACCTCCATCGGCGGAACCCTGACCGGGAAGGGAGCCGACATCATCGTCATCGACGACGGCATCGACCCCAAGCGAGCCCACAGCAAAGCGGAGCGTGAATCAACGGTGCGGTTCGTGAAGCAGGTCGTGTCCACCCGCATCAACGACAAAAAGACCGGGGCCATCGTCGAGATATCCCAGCGGACGCACAAGCAGGACATCTCCGGGACGCTCTTGGCCGAGGGCAATTACGTTCACCTGAACCTGCCCGCCATCGCACCAAAGACCACGATGGTTTACTTCCCCATTTCAAAGAAGCAGATGATCCGGGAGCCCGGCGATATCCTTCACAACGACCGAGAGGATCGGACGGTACTCGAACAGCAGAAGGTGAAGATGCTCCTGCCCGGAATGACGCAGGGGCAAGCCTTCGAGGCCCAGTACCAGCAGAACCCCACGTCGGACGAGGGCGGTATGTTCCGACGGGAATACTGGAAATATCACAAGGTTCCGCCGCAAATCATCTGGCGTCAATGGACGTGGGACACGGCGATGGAGGACGGCGAGACGAACGACTACACCGTCGGGGCCCTGCTGTGCTACCACGGTCAAGGCGTGTGCATCGAACGGGTCGTGCGGGCGAGGATGCAATACCCGGAACTGAAGCGGACGGTCGAGAGCGAGTGGGCGGCCCGCCCCGGCAACATACTCCTGATCGAGGACAAGGTTTCCGGGAAGTCTCTGGCCCAAGACCTGATCCGATCCACGTCCCTCCCGATCAAGAAGGTTCAGGTGAAAGGCGACAAGGTGTTCCGGGCCGGATTGGCTTCGCCATATTTTTCTTCGAGTCGGGTTTCCGTCAAGGAAGGCGAACTTTGGGTGGCGGAATTGATCGAAGAGTTTGCGGAGTTTCCAAATTCGGAGTATAAAGATCAGGTGGACGCAATCTGTCAAGGCATCAACGAGTTTTATTTAAGCCAAACGAATCCGTCGGCGATCTTGGTGGGAAGCGGTGTCGCTCTCCCTATCGCCTCGAATGGCAATGGCAACGGGGGCCACGCCTCATTCCCCGATTGGATGTAAAGGCGAGGTGCAGGGATGAAAAAGAAAAAAATCAATTTGCCGAAAAAATCAATCGCAGGAGACTGGATGGAATCAGCGGGCCTCGGGAATAAACCCACCGCCCGGATGGCCCCGGTCACGATGGATAACTCAAGTTATGACCCCGACCGAGAGTTTCTCGAAATCCAAAACAACCCCGTAAGAAATCCCGTGATCGCTTTCCACGAAGCCCTGCGGGCCGGAAAGGTTCAGGTCGAAGAAGCGTGGCTGTACGAAGGACGCTTTGACGAACGGGGTTCCTTGATGAAGGAATCGTCCCACCTCGATTTCAACGGCCTCGTCGTTCCCTATCGGCTCCGCCACGTCGTGGGTCAGGAATACAACCAAGCCCTCGAAGCCGCCAAGAAACAATTTATTGCCCTGCCCGATAAAAACAAACGCCTCGAAGAAGCGAAGGCCAAGCACCTCCGGGCGGTCGAATCACTCAAGAAAGAAAAGCTCCTCGAAGAAGATTTTAACACCGACACCATCCAGCAACCTTACGACGCCGCCCAATATACCGAGTACGCTCCGACCTACGGCGGCCCGTTCAATAAACAGCTCTACATTTACGATTACCTGACCATGCATGCCCGGGCCTTTGAGGCGAAGAATCACAACCCACTGGCCAAGCGGATCGTTGACGTGCTGGCCCAGTACGCTTTCGGACGGCGGTTCAAGGTCATTATCAAGAACCCCAAGCAGAAAAAGGTGTGGGAGGACTTCGAGAAGCAGTACAAAATCACTCACAAGATTTCAAAGTTTTGGTCGAGAGAGTATTTAACATTCGGGGAGCTGATGATCGACAAGATCAGGTGGGATTCACTTGACCCGTCGACGGTATGGGACATCATCACGAACCCCGACGACATCGGTGAGGTTTATTATTATTACCAGAATTACCCCACCGCATACCAGACTTTCACGGGTTACCGTGTCAAGGGTGAGCCGGGTTCCGAAAAACAACAACCACTGAAATATGTGATACGGCAACTTCCAGCTCACCAGATTTTGCATATCAAAGCGAACGTGTCCTCGATGGAGAAGCGGGGCCGTTCGTTCCTGTTCCCGATCCTCGGCTGGCTGAAGCGAATCAAAGACCTCTACAACGCCGAAGTGCTGAAAGCCCAGCTCGAGGCGTCGTTCATTTGGGACGACACCATCGACGGGAATGCCGGGGACGTGGCCGCCCACGCTTCGCAGTATTCGACGATGCCCAAGCCCGCCTCCGTGTTCGTTCATAACAAAGCCGTTGAGCGTAAGCCCATGCCCGCCATGACCGGATCGACCCGGGGAAGCGTCGGCGTGTCGGACGAGATACTCGGCTTCATCGCCACGTCCATTGGCATCCCGAAAGAGTTTTTTAACGTGATGGGTGCGGGATCGTCCAATCGGGCGAGTGCCGTTCAATCAGCGGAACCGTTCGAGAAAGTGATCGAGGACTTGCAAGCGGACTTTGAACACCTCCTCCACAACATTGCCGAGGAAGTATTCGAGCAGGCCAACGTCCCTTACGAGAAAGGCGACGTTGAGTTTGGATTCCCGTCCGTCACCAAGGACACGACGACCGAGGCGATCAAGAATATCTCCTTCAGCGAGACGATGGGTTACATCGACCACCAGACCGCTTCCGAAATGATCGCCGCTGAAATGAACATCACGACCTACGATTACAAGGCGGTTCAGGATGCCATCAAAAAGGACTCGGTCAACAAGGCCGACCCTCTCCTGCCGCCAGCGGGCCGCTTCCCAGCCCCCCCGCCAACGCTCGACGATGGCGAAGGTTCGCCTATTCGGGGCAACGGGGCAAAGAAGCTCAAGGCCCAGCTTAAAACCCTATGAGGCATAAACAAGACCGCACCATCGAGCGATTAGAAGTCGAGAGCCTCCGGGCCATCGACAAGCTCGTGATGCAGGGGTCTTTGGGCGTCAAGGCCATTTGGGACGAGGCCATCGATTCCATGCGGAACTCGGTGATCGAGGAATACCGCCGGGACTTTGGCCGGGACAAATGGAACCTGACGCTGGCCGCCAAGATGGGAACCTTCAATCGGATCGACCGCCGGATCGCCGGGACGCTGTCGGCATTTCACTCAGCCTCGATCCTGATGGCCGCCATGGTTTTCAGGGACATTTATTTCCAAGGCGTATTGAGAAACGCTTGGATGATCGATCAGGTAACGCCGCCCTCCTACGACGTGAAGCTCCCGAAGTCGCCCATGTTCAAAGAGGCCGACCCTGTTTATCGGGGCCCGGAATCGGACACGGCGTGGAAGGTTCGCTGGTCGGCGTGGATGGACGCTTATCGGGCGTCACTCAATCAGAACCTTCGCCTCGGGGCCATGAACGAATCCGAGATCAACGACGCCGCCGACGAGGTGGAAGCGACCCGGCCCGGGAGCCCGCAAGCCGATATGTGGAACGCCATCGAGAAGGTTTACACGAATCAGGCGGACACCGTTTACTCGTCGGCACAGATCGACGTGTCGGAAGCGAATCCGCAATTAGAGATTGTGGAGATTTGGCAAACCCGTTATTATGACCGTGTCTGCGACATCTGCGATGAGAACCGTGGGCTGACCCGGGACGAGGCCGACAGCGACATTCCGGCCCATCCCAACTGCGGATGCTTCTGGCGGCTCGTGCCGAAGTCGTGGCGGGCCCTGTTGATGTCGGGCGATCAGAACGACGTGGCGATAGCGAAGGCGATGGACGCCTCGGGCGAGGTTCCCAACGCCATGCTGATTTTTAACGACGACGGGAAGCTGGTGGGATCGACGATTGTCGAGTTTGATACGTGGGCCGAAAATAAGATGGCCCCAATTCAGTCAAGGTAAGGAGACGAGATGGCGAAGAATGTGGCGGACGTTTTAGAAGGACGGGCATCAACCCTTTACGAAAAGATCGGGTCGAACCTCGCTGTCTCTAACGTGCTGATGGCCCTCTTGGGCCGCTTGGTGATCATGGCCCAACAGAACGGCAAGCCCATCGAGGGCATCTCCTTGGACACGCCGATCTTCTTTGGCCGTTCCATCCGGGCCCGCATCAAGTTCAATACCCTCTCGATGACACGCTCCCCGCTGGGCCTATGGGCCCCGGCGGACGATCTCGTCAAGTACACGCAGTCGAGATCGATGCACCTCGCCAAGGTTCTCGAACGCAACAACGGCGTCAAGGTATTCTTCGCCAAGTTCTGCGAGGAGATCGACCAATTTTGCAAGCACAAACAAATCAAATGGAGTGACCTGAAGATTGAGAAGGCTCTCATCACGCCCGACAATTTAATGGTTGTGACGTTTTCAAAGGAGCATGTAAGCTTATGGGAGAGATAGGAGAGCTTTCGAGAGACGAACAGGATTTGATTTTTGAATACCGACGGGTCAAGGCCCTGCGTCATGGCGACCTGATTGTGTCCGTCAAGAACGAGGAAATGGTCAAGCTGTGGGTGACGACGCAGACCACGAAGAAGATCGATCTCGATGGCCTACGCAACGGAAAAAAATTGATGGAGGTGACCCCCAATGACAAAGCTTGTAATTAAAGCCGTCAAGACAATGTTCCGGGACAATAAAGAAAAAAACGTCGCCGGATATGATTCGCTCGTCGATAAACTGAAGGGCGACCCGGACGTGGACAATCCCTACGCTCTGGCCCATTACATCAAGGGCGAGTCGAAAAAGAAAGGGGCCACGCAAGCCAACACGCTGAACACGCTCTCCCAGCTTTTGAAGAAGGGCACGAAGCTCCGCTGTTCGGAATCGGCCAAATTTGTCGAGAAGGTATCCGTATCCGAAGCCCCGGAGGGCCACGTGTTCAAGGTGGTCTTGATCACTGAGGGGCTGGGGAACCGCCGCAACATGAATTTCTACGGGCCGGAAGCCATCGTGTCCGCCCCCGGCATATTCGAGGGAAAGCCATGTTTCCTCGACCACCCCAGCGAATCCGAGGATCGGGATATACCGGAACGCCGGGTGCGTGACAAGTGTGGATATTTTAAGAACGTGAAGGTGGAATCCATGGACGGGGCCCAAGCGGTGACGGGCGAGCTTCATTTTGACCTGTCGGATTCCGGGAAGAACGGCTACCTGAAAGCCCTGACCGCCCTTCACTACAGAAACGAATTTCCAAACCTCGAATCGGAATATGTCGGCCTCTCCATCAACGCTGATGGAGAGTGGGAAGATCGCAAAGTCGAATGGCTGGGCGAAATTCTCGACGTTAATTATGTCACGCAATTCAAAGACGCATTCTCGTGTGACATCGTGACAAGCCCGGCACGAGGTGGAAGATTCCTTGCCTTGGTGGAAAGTGCCGCTGGGGCAAAACCCGGAAAGGAGGGAAATGCCATGAAAGGACTCAAGAAGAGTCTTGAAGCGGCACGAGCCGCCCTTGAGGAAGCCGTCAAAGAATCCGACGCCGCAAAAAAGGCGAGTAAAGTCGCCGAGGCCAAGAAGCTCTTTGATGCGTTTCTTAAAGAGGCGGAAACAGCCGCTATGCAAGACGAAGATGAATCCGAATCCGAAAAGAAAGAAGGGTGCGAAGACGAGGGCGAAGCCAAAGTCGTGGCCAAAGCTTCCGAAAAAAAGGAAGACGAAGCCAAGAAAGAGGACGAGTCCGAATCCGAGGACGATTCTGAAAAGAAGGATAAGGAAGTTCCAGCAGTTAAAAAGGAAGAGACCGAAGCCGAAGACGACAAGGAATTGCCGAAAGGCGATAAGGTCGATGGCGAAGACGAGGATGAAGACGAAACCGTCGAATCCAAACGTCTCGCTGTGACCGCCCTGTTGAAGGAAGCGAAGGTCGATCTTCCCGAAGAAAAGGTCGCCGAATTGGGCAAGCTCTCTTTGAAGGAAGCGAAAAAAGAAATCGCTTTCCTCAAGGGCTTGGTCGAAGCGACCGCAAAAAAAGTGATCAGCAAAATGTCGGTTCCATCCGCCCGGTTCGCCTCGATGAGTGAATCAGAACGGAAAGCCGTCGGGTCAGGCAACAACGACCTGTTCGCTGATTGTCTAAGGTAAAAAGGAGGTGGCTTAAATGTCTACTACGTCGCAAAATAATCAGATCCACAATGAAAGCACACCGCTGTATTACCCAGTCTTAACGGACGGGACGTATGATGTCAACCAAGGAGACTTGGTTTGGTTCGACAGCTCGGTTCATGCCGTCAAGCCCGTGGATTCGGATGCTCACGCCGCCTATTGTGCGGGTGTGGCTTTACAGCAAAGCAAACTGAATGTGTACGGTTCTGCGGGCTATCCGCAGGGCGGCATTCAAGTGGCGACCAGAGGTATCTTTAAATTCAAGACAACCGCTGGCGATACGCTCAACCATGGAGATGCAGTTTATATCGGTGCTGATGCTCAGACCGTCACAAATACCGCTGGCGGAATGACATCCAAAATCGGTTATGTGTTTCTGCGTCCCCAGCAGTCTGCCGTTTCCGGTGCAGTCGGTACAAACATCGAGGTTTTAATCACCCCGTTGTTCCCGATCACTGGCGGCCTATAAGGAGGAAATGACGATGTCCAAAGAAACCAAAGATTCAGTCGTCCGGCTCAGCCCCCTTATTGAGGCAAACCGGAATCTCACGAAGAGAGTTCACGAACACAAATCCTCAGCGATGCTGGAAAGCATCCGCCGGGCGTTTGGCGTGGACTTGGCCGACAAGGAAAGCTTCAACTTTGAAGACCCGTTCTTCTCTTGGATTAAGTTCCGGGAAGCGGCCTACAAAGTCGCCGAGAGGAAAATGCAGGAATCAAATGCGGAGAACACCTTTTCGCAATTGCTTCGTGCGGGCATCAACATGATCGCCAACAACTGGTACGAACTGGTCGAAACCAACCACGAAATGGTCGGTGCGTCCACGTTCTCGACCAAGGCGATTGAGCCCTACGCCCCGCTTCACCGTGGTGCGGTTCCTCGCCGAGTGCAAGCCGGAGGGCAATTCCCCCGGACTCGTGTTGCTGGCCTCGACATCCTGATCACCAATGAAAAATTTGGTGCTATCGTGGACTTTGAACGAGAACTGTTTGACGACGATCAAACAGGCCAGATCGCTCAACGAGCGAAAGACATTGGAGAGAATATGCGTATCCTCGAGGATGCGTGGTTCTTCCAACGGTTCATCGGAACCGCCGGAGACTATGCCGGAGATCCGATCCCTGCATCGCAGACCTACTCGACAGTTTGGGCCCCAGCGACGGCTCCTCTGGCGGGCGGTGGGTACAATCGGCCAGCCAGCTACTTGGCCTTTACCCCGGCGAACCTTCAGCTCGCCGACCTTGCTCTGATGCAACAGCTTGACTTGCTCGGCAACAAGATGTTGGTTAACCCCAACACCCTGCTCGTCGGAACAAGCAACAAGTTCTCTGCTCGCACACTGTTGAACTCCGAATGGTATCCGTCCAACGCCACCGTGAAAATCGGCGGCGGTGCAGGTGCGGACTCCACCCTCGGCGTGGCCTTTGCTCGAAACGTGATGGAAGGGCTCTACAACCTCGTTGTAAGCCGGTTCCTTCCCGCCAAAGCGTGGTCAATCGGTGAGGCTGGCAAGGGGATCGTGTTCCAGCGTCGTGACGCTCTTGAGATCATCCAAGAGAATCCGGCTTCTGGTATGGCGTTCTCGAATGATGTGTTCCAGTTCCGATCCAGAGCCCGCTGGGAACCCGATTGGGTTGACCCTCGCTTCTGGTTCCTCGGAAACGACGGAACGATCTAAGGTCTAGGAAATTATTTAAATTGTCGATGCGTGTCCCCAACTTGGAAGAGACGGGTACGCATCGCCACTTTAAAAATATCGGGAGGATTATAAAATGAAAAAGCTTTTTCGATGGGCGATTGCCCTTTTAATCCCGTTCTGTGTTGCCGGGGGAATCTACGCCTCCCGAGTGGTTTATAACCAGCTTTTGGTCAGCGAAACCGCACTGGCCTATGACAACACATACACGGTGGACTTGGGATCGAGCGTCCTGCCCAACAGCAACGTCGACACCATTTCCATGCAAGCGGCTTATTCAAGTGCCACAATTTCAACCGTCAGTTTGACCGACGGCAAAGCTTCGACCGGGACGATCACCGTTGCCAACAACGCCCTCCTCTTGGGCGTGGCCGCATCGAACACCCTCACTGTATCATCCAACACTTTCCTGTCTGGAAAATCGGTTTACTTCGATCTGAACGGAACCCGATTTCTGAATGGCGACTTGTGGAACGTGGGAGCTTCTTCGGCGGCAACAGCCATCAGCATTAAAAATGCCATCAACACCTACGGCGGGACGAGTGCCCTGTTCTCCGCTTCGACTGCGACCGCAGACGGAGTGGTGACGATCACCTGTGTCGTTGTCGGTGCGGCAGGAAATAATTACACGCTGTCCTCAAGCACCGCCGCCGCCCTTGTTCGTGGTGCGGCGAAGTTCTCCGGCGGACGCAATCACCCTGTGCTGATCGTGGCCGGGTATCCATTGACCGAGGGAACCGAATGGACTCACGGAGCGACAGCGGCCCTGACAGCCAAAAGCATCAGCGATGCCATTCAGGCCCATGCGACCCTTGGCGGTCTTATCGGATCGACTTGGACAGCGGCGGGCGTGGTCACGGCCACGTCAACCACCGTCGGTGCCGGGAAGAATTACTCGCTGTGGTCGTCGACGCTTACGTCCTTGACCACGTTCGCTCCGCAAATGAAAGGCGGGGTGGATTCGGCCATCGTGACGGCCAGCAGTAAGATCAGCTCGGTCAGTCATGGTTTGACCACGGGATTGCCCGTCCTCTACACCCTGTCTGCTGGGACATCGCCCGGGACTTTGGTCGCCAACACGACCTATTACGTCATTCGGGTAGACGCCAATAGCTTTAAGCTGGCATCAAGCCAAGCCCACGCTATCGCTGGCACAGCGGTCGCCATCGCCACACAAACGGCCCGTGGCGGCGGAATCTTCTCTCTGGCTCCCCTGCCCATTGCCGGGACGCCCAGCTTCAAATGGCAATCATCGAACGATGGCACAAACTGGTCTGACCTTGCCGTGTCGAGCGTAACAATGTCCTCTCTGGCCCCGGCCTCAACGCTGTGGGATTTCTCAGAGGTGACGATCAACTTCCGATACCTTCGCCTTAATGTCGTGGCCCCAACGGCTGGCGGCATCAACCTCGTGGTGACTGGCGTGGGGAGATCAAACTAAAATGAAAAAGGGGGATTCAACCATGAACGGACAATCCATTCCAAGACCGTCCTCTATTTTGGCGGCTTCTGGTTCTCGGCCCGCCGTGGCCGAGGATCAGGAGCTGATCCAAGAGGAAACCGACCGACAGATGCGGCGGGAAGAATTAAACCGCCGGGATATCGTGCGAGGGAACAAGGTGGCCAAGATGCTCTCGGCCAGCTATTACATCACCGACAAAACGTTCCCGTTCCTTGCGTATAAGGGCCGCCAATTATCCGTGAGCGAGTATTATCCGTCGGAGAAAGTGGCTGTCGACAAGTTTTATTTTGCGGAGCGAATTGACCAGAAGGAAATCGAATTTAAAAGAAAGGTGTTCGAGGAAAACGGATTGAAGTACGGCTTCCTCTCGCCTGATAAAAAACTGGCAGACTTGGCTACGGAGCTGGGGCTGGCGGAATGAGGTGACCCATGACCACCATGGCTGATTTGATTCAACGGATGCGTACCTTCGCTGACGATTCACCGTCGGCGAATTACATCAGGGGAGAAACCCTCAAACCGAAACCGGACGGCACTCGCCTCCGGTTTTTCCTCGATCATCAGAACATCGCCAAGGACAGCATTTTCATTACCAACGGTTCCGGCGAAGCGAACTACCGGATGGCCTCCGGGTTCAATGCCGATCTCAGTAACGGGATCGTCACGTTCGATGTCGCCCCCGGGGTTGGCGTCAATCCGTTTGAGGCGGATTATAATTTCTTCTGGTTTACGGATGCTGACCATGAGAACTTCCTGAACAACGGAGCGATCTATTTGGGGTATTCCAATCCGCTGTCCGTGATCGCCGGGCTCGTCCCGGCCATGCTCCAATTCGGATTGCACCATTACTGGATTCGGCGGGCCTCGCATTACGCTCACAAGTACGCTTCCTCTGGCGGGATGGCGTCGCATTCTGTCGACGTGGTGTCGAAAGAATTTCACGCCTTGGCCAATTCGGCATGGGACAAAGGGGTTCAGTTCAGAGACGATTATTACAAGCGGCTCGGTCAGCGGTCTGCTCCGGCCAGTGCGGCCCCCGCTTTCGGAATCGATCCGTTTACGCCGATAAGGTAGGACGATGCCCGGGCGGGTAACGTTCAACATAAAGGTTCGAGTAACCAATGGGGAGATATTCCCGGAGCTGGCGAATCGTTTAAAAGACTTCCGGCCAGTGTTTGAGGTGGTGATAAAGCAGTGGGCGAGGGGCAACGTCGACAAGTTTCGCCAGTCGATGGGAATGGAAGCGACCGGGGCGGCTATCGACCCCAACGTGTTTTGGATGCCACTGGCGGAATCGACGATGCGGGGCAAGCGGAAGCGGGGTTCGGCAGACCAGATTATGGTCGATAGCGGGGCCCTGATGCAAGCCCTGACCGACCCGTCGGGGTTCTGGTCTGAAATGACGGCCCAGCAAACGGTGTTCGGGACGCCGGGGGCCTTGGAAGATGAGCTGAAGGTGCGATACAATCAGCAGACCCGGCAGGCAATTTTCCTTGGGGCCGACGATCAAGTGATGATCGAGGAAAAGGTGCAGAGTTACTTAAGCCTCGGGCCGGACTTTGAAAAGAAAAGATTTGAAGCGGGGCTCTCGGCAATTTACAGCCGGGACTTGGACGCCGAAATGAGCATGGACTTTGGAGGAGAACAATGAGCGAAGTCATCGAGACAGAGGGGATCACCGTCACCAACCACTTCGACGTGAAGGGGATCGCCATCCGTGATTTGATTCGCCAGTACATCCCCGGCATCCCCGGCGTTTATTACGGCTTCCGAAATCTCGGCTCCAACGATCTGGATTACCCCTGCATCCACATCGACCCCATGAACCAGAAGGCCGAGATGCTGACGCTCGGGAAGTACCACCTGTTTTTAGAATATGGGCTGTTCTTTTTTGTCCGGGATAACGACCCGGCCAGCATCGTGACGTTGATCACGAGCTTGGCGGAATCGCTCAAGAAACTTTTTTCCAATAACGCTTTGGGAGACCTTTCCACAACGAGGTCAAACAAGTATAAGGCCCATTCCGGCTATTGGATTAACAGCGAGATGGGATTGCTCGAAATATCGAGAGCCTTCGTCAACGCCACATCCGACGATCAAACTCGGTATATGCGGGCAGGACTTCTTCGCCTCAAAGTCGAAGATGTTGTTTTAATGTAAACAAGGAGGATATTACCATGCCATATGTTGGACAATTAATGGCGGCTGGGTTGGCGAAAGAAGGATCGCTTGGGGTGTTGCAGTCTCCACCGACAGAATTTTTGCCAATTTACCCGCCCGATTCTTTTATGCCCTCGATCACCCTTCTGGAATCGACGGCCATTCGTGCGTTACCGGATCGGATTTACAAGGCGATGCAGGGCCCCGGAGAAGTGAAGGGGATGAAAACGAAGTGGGAAGCGGAGCCGGAAAATATCGGCAACCTCCTCATGGCCTGTTTCGGAACGGACACCAAGACCGGGGCTCTTGCCACTGGGTACACCCACAAGTTTACCCGGGCCGTCGTGGCCCAGCTCCCGACCTATTCGTGGTGGTTCGACAAGGGTGCGAAGAAATTGCAGTTCACCGGGTGTATGCTCAACAAGCTCGACATCACGGCCAAGACGAAGGAGTTTGTCACGGTCGAATCCGAGTGGGTGGGCTTATTGTATGACGACACCGGAACCTCCCAAGTGCCTGTTTATTCTGCGGTCAACCCGTGGAAGTTCAACATGGCCGACGTGAAAATCGACGCCGGGTCGATCCTGAACTACGACAATGTGAAGGTCACCTTCGACAACTTCGTGAAGGCCGACCACGCCTTGTCCGGTTCGATTTACCCCGCTAAGATTTACAGCGAAGGGTTCGAGGTCACCGTGACGATGGACTTGTTCCTTGAGGACACCACGGAATATGCGAAGTTCCTCGCCGGAAGCTCCACGGCCATCCAACTGGTGCTGACGCACAGCGACAACATCACAGGAGCCGACCCAGCCAATCCGTACAAACTGACAATCGACATTCCCGATGCGAAGTATTCCGTGGCCAGTTACCCGCTTCCGTCCGGGGTCATCAAAGTAAGCTTTACCGCCCGAGGGATTTACAATGTGGCATCGACTAAAACAGCGTCGGTGGAATTGATAAATTCCGTGTCGGCGGCGTACTAAGGAGAACACAATGGAATTGCTGAAACTTGGAGAGAGACCAGCAGAGTTTAAGTGGAAAGACGTTACCTTCTTTTTTCGCACGAAGGTGACGGTGGGCGACAAATACGAGATCGATACCGCCGGGACGCTGATCGCCGGGGACAAGGTTTCGTTCACGCCGTGGAATTTCTACCTGACCATCACACGGATATTCGTGACGGGCTGGGACGGAGTGACGGAGGACGGGAAGGCTGTGCCATATTCCCACGAGAATATGCTCACCCGGCTCCCGGCCCAAGATTCAGAGGACTTGATCATGAAACTGGGTGTCCACATCGCCCAAAACAACGGTCTGATATCCTCGGACAAAAAGGAAGAGGACGGCGTAAAAAACGTCTGAGGCGGTCGATCGAATGGCTGGAAACGGCTGGAAGTTTTAAGTGCGAACGGTTCGATTGCCCGCAGGTTAAAAAGAAGGATTGCCCCAAGTGCGGGATGCCGGAGGTAGGCCGGGACGTGGCCTTTTATTTGAACCTCTACCGCCAATGTTCCACGTGGAACATTCTGCCGGAAAGCGGCGGGCTCTTTGACCAGCGGTGGGAGATCATGGACATCTTGAACATCATCGGGGCCGAGGTGGACAGGTGGAAGCAGAAGCGGATGGCTGACGAAAGGGCCGATGTCGAAAAGCAGACAATGTTAAGGGGAATGAATGGCGGACGTTGATGCAAATATAAACATCTCGGCGGTCGGGGCTGACGAAGCCTCGGCGGCCCTTGGTAAAGTATCTGAAGGCTTTCAGGGCATTTCAGACGAACACGCCAAGCTGGCCGGGAAGTTCGGCGAGAGATTCCAACACGTCGGGCTTCAGCTCTTTGTGGGCGAGGCCCTCAAGGCGTCCGGGGTCGGGATGGAAACCCGGGGCGTTCTCAATATCCTTAACCTCGCCATCAACTCGTTCGGGTTGGCTATGGGTGCGGCGGTTCCCTACATCATCGGGGCGGGGGCGGCCCTTGCCGTTTTATATGGGCTGTACCAGAAGATGGCCGACGCCACCAAAAAGCGGAAGGACGAGCTGGCCGCCCTGCTTACCGCCCAAGAGAAAGAAATCCAATCGCTGAACACCGGGATCGCCACGCTCGAAAGCTACAACAAGACGCTCGGCTACCTGCCGGAGACAACCAGAAAACTCCTCGAAGCCAAAAAAGAACTGCGTGACTTTGAGGCCAAAGAAGAAATCTCTAACCTCGAAAAACAGGTCGTTGCCATCAAGAAGCTGATGGCCGAGGAGGAGAACCGCAACACCCAGTTAAAGAATCTTGCGGCCACGCAGAATACGGTAACCGCCGGGAGCTTGGTCGGGGCCGCCGCCACCCAAGGATTGATCGGGATCGCCGGGCAAGCCAGCCTTAAATACTCAGACTGGAATAAACAGATTTTAGAGAACAACAAAGCCTTCCTTGAGAACAAGGTTCAGCTTGCCGAGGCGACGGATCGCCTCCGGGAATTGAAGGGCGGGGTGACGGAAACCTACGACGCCCTTGCTAAGAAGGCCAAGGAAGCCCAAGAGGCGGCGGAGAAAGCCTCCCGGGAACAGATATCCGCCATCGAGAGGATTGGCAAGGCGGAGGAGGTTCTCAGGGACAAAGAGGCCGGGTATCTGGTCGATGCCGCCCAGCAGAACGCCAATTCGATGGCCGAGAAGAACCGGGCCACGGAGCTGTGGTATCAGAAGGAACAGCAAAAACTTCAGGCGTGGTACGACATGCAGGTCACGTTCATCGCCAACCACATCAAGGACGTGACGCTGGCGAACGAAAAGAAAATGGAGCTTGAGGCCCTGTACGGGAAGGCTCTGGACGCTCTTGAGAAGGATCGTTATGCCAAGACCCTGACCGCCGAAAAGAAAATGTGGAACGACGTGAAGGATGCGGCGGCCTCCGCTATCGACGCCACGGCAAAGAAGGTGGGTGACTCCTTCGCTAAAATGCTCGTCGAGGGAAAGAGTTTCACCGACAGCCTTGAGCATATGTGGCGGGACATGGCCGAAATGTTTATTTCCGAAATCGCCCGGATGATGATTAAATATCTGGCGTTCATGGCCCTGACCGGAGGGAACACGGCTTCTCCGATGGCCAAGATGTTTGGATTTGCGGAAGGCGGATCGATGCTGGTCACCAAGCCGACGCTGATGTTGGCGGGCGAAGGCGGCCAGCCCGAGGTGGCGACGTTCACGCCCCTGTCCAAGATGCAATCGGCGGGCGGCGGGATATCGCAGGGGCCTTCGGGCGGAAGCCAGATTTCTATTGGGGCAATCGAAACGCACGTTTATGGCGTGACCGACCCGGCCCGGATCGCAGATGAGGTGGGACGGCAGATCGTCCAGCGAATCCGTGGGATGGGCGAGATTGATTTTGTGAGGGCAATCTAATGGGATGGCAAACATTTAAACTCGGACGACCCGGATATGAATTTAACTTCGACCTGAACCCGGAAGCCATGGCGATTGAGGACAGCCCGGTCGCTGTGCTTCAGCGGAACTTGGCGGGCGACCTGAAAAAATCAGTTCTCAAGACTTCGGTTCCCATCGTGAAGCTGAACTCGAATTACCTGCTCCTTCCGCAACGCAACCAGTTCGCCAGCTTGGCCGGGATAGCGGACACGTTCCTTTCGTTCATCACCCGGGACGATTGGCAGATCGTGGCTGAGAAGAATACACCCTCAACACTCACAACGGTGAAATTGCAGAATAATTCCATGACCAAGCTGTCCGCCGCCTTGGTGGCCGCCGGGTTCCCCGGGACGATCACCGTCACGTCCGTGTCGCAGGTTCCCAACGTAACGGCGGGGCCCGTGTTCGGCGGAGGCGGCTTTGGAGAGGGGGGATTCTCCGGGCCGGACTTTTTCACTGGGGGCGGGTATGACGATCTGACCAGAACTGTCACTCTCGGAACGACTCTGCCATCTTTAAACCCCGTTTATATCACGTACACGTACACGGGGTGGATGGTGAACATGGAGAAGCTTTCCCACGCCATTCGGGGTGGCTGGGTTGACCGATTCACCTACGACTTCCAGCTTACCGGAGCGTAGGCCCAATTTCGCACAAAAACCGCCCAAGGATCGATTTAAAGGTTCAAAAGGGCATAGGAGGCTCAAAGATGAAGAAACTACTGACACTGGCCATCGTCGCCAGCCTCGTTGCCTTTGGAACGGGGCCACGCTGGGCGTTTGCCGATTCGACCACAACCCGGTTCGGGATTACCAAGCCGGACGTGGGTTCCACGAACTGGGGCCCGAAGATCAACTCGAACTACGACATCATCGACAATGCGGCGGGGCTGGCCATTTCCAATACCTTCACCAACACAAACTATTTCACGGGCGTGGTGGTGGTGGGCGGGACGACCTTTTCCGGGACGGGACAGTTTGAGGTTCGCAAGGATCAGGCCGCCGACACGATCCTGCGGATCACCAACGGCACGAACGGGGCCGGGGCCCAAGCCCGGGAACTGATCACCACGGGCGGAGCATCCGCTGGGGATGCGTACTGGACGGCGGATGTCGGGGCAGTACAATATTCGTTCGGGATAGACAACTCGGATTCGGACAAATTCAAAATTTCGCTTGGGACGGTTCTTGGAACAACGGATCGGATTGTAATTGATCCGTCCGGGGCGATCACATACCCTGTACAGCCATCTTTTCTTGCGGTCAATGCAACCCAACAAACCAATGCCACTGGCGATGGAACCTCATATAAAATTCCGTGGGCCACTGAGATTTTCGATAAGGGTGGGAATTTCGCATTGGTAAATTCGACTTATTGCTTCACCGCCCCTGTCACCGGAAAATATCATTTCGATGTTATGGTCTATTTTGAATCGGCAACCACATCCCATGTTTCGAGAGCTATAAAATTAAACACTACAGCCAGAAATTATCAGGCTTATTTGGGAGCATCGGACACCACCAACGAATGGCGTTTGTCCGTCTTGGCCGACATGACCGCTGGGGATATTGCGTGGGTGCAGGTTTCAATGGCCGGAAGCACAAAAACAGTTTCCATCGGATCGGGGGCGGTTTCTTCACAGCCGGGCGATTGGTTCTCTGGCTACTTGGCAAATTGAGGTGGTGACTGATGCTCGCAGTATCCCCCGCATTTAAGGCCGCAGAACAGGCCGATGTCAATCAGGTCGCCGCACAGCTATTTCTCGTCCTCGGGAATTATGCGAGTGCGTCGGCCTATGGGGCGACTGCGGCGGCGTCATCTTCTGACGGAAGCGGAAACTACCCGGCGACAGGGGCGATAGACGGAGATCGGACGGAGCTGAACATCGGGGCCGCCACGGCGGCGGACAACGACGTGGGCCTGTCCTCTTGGCGATCCAGCGTGGCCCCGGACACCACCCCGCAAACTCTGACCATCGACTTCGGCGTGTTGCGTAAAATCACACGGCTCAAGCTCTACCATCTGACCAGCCACGCCCTTAAATCGTTCAAGTTTTCATGGTCGACGGACAACATTTCTTACACGGACTTCGCCGCCACTACCGACGTGGGCGGGGCCCCGACATTGTTCACGACCACCAAGCAACTTGACACGATTGATTTCACTCTGATAACGGCTCGCTACATCAAGCTCACGATCTCTGCCACGGACGTGGCCCTCGACAAAGCCAACGTCGTGGAGCTGGAAGCCTATCGGGTGATTGAAATTTCGGATCGGGTGGTCTCCGCCCAAATGGATCGGGCGAGGGATTATAAGCTGGTGAATCCCCTCGCCTCCACCTTGAAGCTGACCTGCGACAATTCGGATCGGTTCTTTTCGTTTGATCACGTGGCGACAGCGGCGGAGGCCGCCCTTGGGTTCATCAACTCGGAGCTGAAGCCCAACATCGGGGTGATCGCCAAGTACGGCTATGCCTTCGGCGGCGGGGCCCCGGAGCTGGCCACGGTGTTCGTGGGATTCTTGGATCGGCTCGTCATCAGCCCACGGGATCGCCGGGCCACGCTTGAGTTCCGGGACTCGATGAAGATGCTCCTCAATCAGACGGTGTCCTCGAAACTAAAGACCACCTACGACATCTCCTCGGCCATTTCCTACGCCCTGAATCTGGCCAATGTTTCCAAATGGGAAACGTCCATCGACACGACCGGGCTTTCCCTTGACTACTTCTTTCTCTCCGGCCAGACGGTAGCCTCCGCCATTCGTGACTTGACCCAAGGGGCCGGGGACGCCATATTCTATTTCGACGAGAATGGAATCGCCACGTTCAAAACGTATCTCGGCTCCACCCCGCAACAGCAAACCATCACGTCGCAAGCGGAATGGGAGGCGGGGTCGGTGTTCACGAACATCGACACCAAGAGCATCCCGGGCCAGATCAATCGGAAGTGGTATCTGGTGGACGACTTCGCAGACAATAATTTTAACATCAACCCGGCGTGGACAAACCGCATCCCCGTCCAGTTTCACATCGACAACACCAAGGTTCAATTCGATGCGGGCATCCTGTCGAACATAGACTCGGTGAGCATCCCCGATTCCATTCGACGAAGATGGTTTTTAATCGACAACTTCTCCGACGGGAATTACACGACAAACCCGGTGTGGAGCGTCTATAACGGCATTTATGATCTGCCGCCGTATATGCCAATCCAGTGGCTTGTGACGGGCGGTGTTCTCCGTTATCCGATGACCGTTTCAAAGGCATCGGGGATCGCATGGACACCGTTTGCTCAAGCGTATGGAACGTGGGAAGCGGACGTCAAGGTGACGACCGACGAAGCGTTTGGGAATTTCTTTTTTATTGCGAATCAGGCTGGAAGTTATCAGTTTAACCATGGTTATTTTGTCGAGGTTTATCCTCACACCCTCGGGGGAATCCACCACTGCACAAGGTTTCGATTGATGAAAAACGGATACGGCGGAGCGATATATGAGCTTGGCGTCAGCGATTTCAACACTGCGAATTATCTCGGAAATCACAAAATTCGGATAACCAGAGCCGCTAATGGAAAAATGACGGTTTATGCTGACGGCGTTCAAGTAATACAGAAAACGGACACCGACTTCACCACATCCGCTTACGTCGGGTTCAGATGCACGTCGACGAGTTCCGCCACTGTTTTTGATTTCGATAATCTTTATTACTCGTATGATGTCGACGCCGTCTCCGTGGCCAGCAGTGTTCAGGCTTCAATCGAGTCGGCCCCCTACGATCAATCGGCCCAGCTCTTGGCGGAAGGATTATTTCAGGCGACGTTCAATGCCCCGGCGGGGTCGTCCGTGTCGTTTTTCACGGCGACATCGTCCGACAATATAACGTGGGATGGGTGGGTTCCGGCGACCAACGGATATCTGATCTCCTCGGCCACGAAGCGGTACATCAAGTGGCGGGCCCTGCTCATTTGTCCAATAGATTCCGGGCTTAATAATGCCAACGTGACCACCCCGACCATTTCGTCGGTGACCATAAATTACACCGTCCGTGGATGGCAGGCCGCCTCTCAATCGCTCAAATATCTCCCGGCGACATCGGGCGTGATGGCTGGAATCGATCTCCCCTTCAACCAACCCACGGGAACGTGGCGGAGCGTGTTCACCTGCACCCCGGGGGCCGGAGGTGGATCGCTCGTGCGAATGTACGTCGTGACCACAGGGTATGGTGTCCCGGTCGGGACGTACACCGACGGATATTACGTCCAGCTTGACCAAAAAAATTCCAAGGTTGGCATCTATAAAATCAGCTCCGGCGGGGCCCGGACACTTCTGGCGGAGGTCGCCCAAGCCATCAATGGGGCCGCCCATTCGGTTCGCATGACGAGAGAAACGTCGGGCCAGCTCACCGTCTATTTTGACGAGGTTCAGATCGTTCAGGTGACGGACAGCACCTACACGCAGGTCGCCATATTCTCGCTTGAGGTCGATCCGACGGGCGACAACAACTCAGTCACCACGATTGATGACATTTATTTTTCACGCCAGATTGATGGGACGGGGGCCGTGACGAACGTGCAAGCGATTTATGAATCCGGTGTTATTGATCTGACCGCCGCTGTGGCTCTCCTCGGTCTATTGGCGTCCAGTTTCGTGACCCCAACGGGAACGAGTCTATTGTTCTACACCGCCACATCTGCGGACGGAATAACCTTCGATCCCTATGTCGGTGTCGTCCCGGAGAACAACATCAACTCTACCGTCAAACGGTATTTGAAATTCAAGATCGCGATGACCACTTTACAGGACGGCGGAACTAAAGCGGATTTTACCACCCCGATTGTGAACGACGTGACCATTCACTGGAATACAACGGGCGGCTCTCAAAAATATCCGCAGTCTGTTTCCTTCACGTTCCGTTATGACGACGTTCTTTTGAATGTCGACCAACAGATCACGGATAACCTCGGCGGGGATTCTTCCATTGCCAATGACGTGACCGTCCAAGCCAAGCCGCTTTTGCTGTCGGGAACAAGTGCCGACACGAAATGGCAGGGGTACGTCGGGACGCCCCCGGTCGCCATTGCCGTGGCCACGCCGCTGAACGTAACCATCGGTCAAGTGTTGACCTACGACGTGGTGGTTTCGGGCGGGATGGATATCTCCTTCATGACCGGGGCCAGCCCGGCGGGGGCCGTGGTGACGTTCGCTGGCGGGGCGGCGGGCAATTGGTCGTTTACCCGGATCAGCCCAACCCGGCCACGCCTCGTCATAAATATCACCGCCTCCGGGCAGATCACCGACCTTCGTGTTGTCGGAAAGACTTTCTCCAATTCGAGTTATGTCCAATCGCAGAACGCCAACAACCCGCAATCGATCCGGCTCTATGGCGATCGCCCGCTTAACATTTCCAACCAGTACATTGTCAATTCCGGCGTGGCCTCGATCATTGCCACGAGGATGCTGGCCAATTACAAAGACCCCACCTCTTTCGTTTCGACGTGCGAAATCCGCCCGGCGTTTTCCATGGGGCTGGGAGATCGCATCAAAATTATCGACGACAATACGGACATGAACGCCGACTTTATCGCCGTCGGAATCCGCCAAACGATCTCGG